AGGGGGAACAGAAGCCAGGGCCAATCCCTGATTTCTTAACTCAATTATAGGTAGCCTACTTTTGAGGGTGGTTTAACGTGGTGTTAAACGGGGGGTATCGAGGGGTACTGTCCCCCCACCCCCTTATATCGACGTGACTCCCACCGCTCCTATGAACACTGATCTTGTCTTTTAATTAGAAAATTTTGAAATTTTGCCGCATTGCGGTCGTACCGCGTGTTACAGTGCATTCACCTTACCTGTAAACCACTAATATGAGCTACAAAATCCTCGCAGAGTGCCAAAGACATGGAAGTTCGCCGCCGAATACGTGGTTTTATGCGTGCGAGTGTGCGTGTGGGCGTCGTTTCTTCATCCGCAAGGACAATTTCAAGCAGCGGAAGAGTGATTCCTGCGGCTGTACCGCTAATTTGCGGCTGCAACGCGCAACACGTCGCTACAAAGAGGCATATACGAACCCGAAACACCCGCTTTTTGGGATGTACTCCCGGTGGCGCGACGTGGTTCAGCGGTGTCGGAACCCAGCACACAAGCGGTACGCGGCATATGGCGGCCGGGGTATCCTGTTGTGTGATCGCTGGACCGATTTCGAGGTCTTTTTGGAGGATATGGGGCCTTGCCCGCCCGGTTTGACGCTGGAACGCGACGAAAACGACGGCAACTACGAGCCGGGCAACTGCCGCTGGGCGTCCCTGCAGGAGCAGGCCCAAAACCGGCGCGGCGGCGAGGCCACCAGCGCCCGTATGAAGGAGTTTTGGCGTCTCCAGAAGGCAGGGCTGTGGCCGGAAGGCAAGAACAAGCGGGGCAGGTAAAAAACCCACGGAGGTGCCCTCCGTGGGTTTCACTTTCCACCTGATCTGAACCAACCTTCACCAACACAAGTACCATACACCCATCTACGGCACTCCGCCAGCCGCACGAATGGGGCCGACATGGTTTTGAATCACCTCCTCGAATTTGAATGGGACGACGAGCCCGCAACCGCGCCAGTCTCCCTCGATGACGCCACTGTCCCGGCCCTCCTCGACGCGCAAGCGCGCACGGCCGACTGGCTCGACAAGATCGGCGCCCACAGCGAGCCCCCCAAGCCCCAGACCATCGACGAAGCGGCCAAGGAAGCGGCCCGCGCCGCCTTCTGCAGCGTCACGAACCCCTACACCGACCCGCTCAAGGCCAAGGCCGACCTCATGGCGATGTCTGCCCCGCCGGCGGTGCGCCACCTTGCGGGCATGCTCAGCCAATACGACTGGGCGTTCGTCCGGCAGGCGCAGGAGATCAGGGGCTACATCGTGGCACGCCTCGTCGAGCATGCCCAGAATCTTGACCCGAAGATCAGCCTCGCCGCCCTGAAGACGCTCGGGACCGTCACCGAGATCGGGGCCTATACGGAGCGCATCGAGATCGACCACAGGCAGAAGGACACGACACCCGACGCGGTGGTCTCGCGCCTGCGTGAGCGGCTGGCCGCCCTGCTACCGCACCCCAAACAGGAAGCGGAGATAGCCGAGGCGGTGGTGATCGAGCAGCAATGACGGACTTCCTCTCCTACGCCGAGGCCCTGGCCCGGCCGCTCATGCCGCCGGAAGAGGTGCGCGCCCTCATCGACTCCGTCGCCACCATGACGCCGGCCGACGCCGCGCTGGTGCTGAAAGACCTCGACGAACTGGATGAAGCGCAGGGGCTGGCCCTGGCCCGGTCATCCTTCCTGCACTTCTGCGCGCGCGTCTATGTCGGCTTCAAGCAAGGCCCGCATCACCGCTTCATGGAACCTCTCCTCCATCGCGTCGTCGAGGGTACAGAACTCCGTTTGACAGTGTCGATGCCTCCCAGATTTGGAAAATCCGAGACCATCGCCTACCTGTTCGTCGCTTGGTATCTGGGCCACCATCCCGACCATCAGATCATCATGGTCACGCACACGTCGGACCTGTCCTCGGCGTTCGGTCGGAAAGTGCGGAACCTGATCGGCACGGCCGACTACCAGCTGGTCTTCCCGCACACCGTGATCTCGCGCGACAAGACGGCGGCTGACGACTGGACGACGACGGCGGGCGGGAAGTACCTCGCGCTGGGTGTCGGCGGCTCGGTGGCCGGCTACGGCGCGCATCTGCTGATCTGCGACGACTTGGTGTCGGAGCAGGCGGTCCTGTCCAACCCCGACGTGGCGTTCGACACAGCATGGAAATACATGCAGGTCGGCCCGCTGCAGCGGCTGATGCCGGGCGGGGCGATCGTCATGATCGGCACGCGCTGGGGCAAGAAAGACCCCATCGGACGCGCGCTATCATGGGCCACCGAGAACGCGGAGTCCCTCCCGTGGAACGAGGTGCGCTTCCCTGCGATCTTGCCTTCAGGGAAGTCTCTGTGGCCCGAGCAGTGGCCCGTCGAGCAGCTGCTCGCCAAGAAGGCCGGCATGCAGCCACAGTACTGGGCCGCCCAGTACGTGCAGGAGCCGCACCACGAGGAGGGCGCCCTGCTCAAGCGCGACTGGTGGCAGATATGGCAGAAGGAGAAGCCGCCGGCCGTGCACTACGTGATCCAGTCGTGGGACACGGCGCACGAGACCAAGACGAGCAACGACTACAGCGCCTGCTCGACCTGGGGCGTGTGGTTCAACGAGATTACGAACCGGGACGAGATCATCCTGCTCGACGCGTTCCGCGGCCGGTGGGAGTTCCCCCAGCTGAAGGCCAAGGCCCTGGAGCATTACAACGAGTGGGAACCCGACGACCTCATCATCGAGAAGAAGGCCGCCGGCGGCCCGCTGATCCAAGAGATGCGCCAGGGCGGCATCCCCGTCACCGAGGTCACGCCCAGCCGGGGCAAGGCGGGCATGTCCAACGACAAGCGTGCACGGACCAACGCCGTGGCGCCGATCTTCGCCGACAAGATGGTCTGGGCGCCCGACCGGCGCTGGGCCAGCGAGGTCATCGCCGAGAGCGCCGAGTTCCCGTACGGCGAGCATGATGACTTCCACGACACCGTCACGCAGGCCATCCAGCGCTTCCGCAACGGCGGGTTCCTGCGCATGAGCACGGACCCGCGCGATGACGACGAGGTTGCCATGCACCGCCGTAGACGAGAATACTACTAGCACCCTAGGAGTTCCCCATGAACGTCGCCAAAAGCCTCTCTCCAGCCCCGCAGGGCCTGTCCGCGCTGGCAGCCAACGACGAGCCCGAGATCGAGATCGAGATCGTGCCCGAGGGGGACAGCGACGACCCAGAGAGTGACGCCCTGGCGGCGGCCGCGGCCAACCGCGAGCCGCCGGCGTTCGGCGACAACCTGCTCGACATCGTGGACACCACGGCGCTCAACATCCTGGCGAGCGAGCTTGACACCTGGGTGGACGAGGACAAGCGCAGCCGGCAGGACTGGGAGGACACCTACAAGGACGGCCTCAAGCTGCTGGGCCTCAAGTATGAGGAGCGCACCGAGCCGTGGTCGGGCGCGTGCGGGGTTACACATCCCATGATTACCGAGGCGGTGGTGCGCTTCCAGTCCGAGACCATCATGGAGACCTTCCCGGCGGCCGGGCCGTGCGGCATCAAGATCATCGGCGAGGAGACGCCGGCCAAGAAGGAGGCCGGCGCGCGCGTCAAGGCCGAGATGAATTTCCAGCTGACGGAGAAGATGATCGAGTTCCGCAGCGAGCACGAGAAGATGCTCTTCAACCTGTCGCCGGTCGGCTGCGCGTTCAAGAAGGTCTACTTCGACCACAAGCTCGGCCGGCAGGCCAGCACCTTCGTGCCGGCCGAGGACATCATCATGCCCTACGGCTCGTCGAACATCTACTCGGCCGAGCGCGTCACGCACCGCATGTTCAAGACCGAGATGGACATGGAGAATCTGCAGCGCTCGGGCTACTACAGCCCCACGGCCACGCTGGGCACGGCCACGCGCATGCGCGACGACATTCAGGAGGCCAAGGACAAGGAGACCGGCTTCAGCAACCTCACGTCCGAGGGCTTCGAGATTTACGAGACCCAGCTGGAGATGGTGTTCGAGGGCCTGGAGGCCGACGACAACCCGCGGCCCTACGTCGTGACCAAGATTCGCGGCGGCGAGATGCTGGCGATCCGGCGCAACTGGGAGGAGGACGCCGTGCTTCCCCTGCGCCGCCAGCACTTCGTCCAGTACGACTACATCCCCGGCTTCGGCCCCTACGGCTATGGCCTGTTCCACCTGATCGGTGGGTACGCCAAGAGCGCCACGATGATCCTGCGCATGCTGGTCGATGCCGGCATCCTGTCGAACCTGCCGGGCGGGCTCAAGACCAAGGGCCTGCGCATCAAGGGCGACGACGTGCCCATCAGCCCCGGCGAGTGGCGCGACGTGGATGTCCTGTCGGGCACGCTCCGCGACAACCTCGTGCCGCTCCCCTACAAGGAACCCAGCATCGTGCTGGCTGGGCTGCTCGACAAGATCATCGAGGACGGCCGGCGGCTGCCGGGCACGGCCGACATGAAGATCGCCGACATGTCCGCGCAGACGCCTGTGGGCACCACGCTGGCCCTGCTGGAGCGCCAGCTGAAGGTGATGTCGGCGGTCCAGGCCCGCACGCACAACTCCCTCAAGGTGGAAATGAAGCTCCTGAAGGGGGTCATCACCGACAGCGGCGACGACGACTACAGCTACGAGACGACGGCCCCGCAACCGGGCTCCAAGCAGGCCGACTTTGCGATGGTCGATTTGATCCCGGTCAGCGACCCCAGCGCCGCCACGATGAGCCAGCGGGTCGTGCAGTACCAAGCGGCCATCCAGCTGTCGGCCCAGGCCCCCCAGGTCTATGACCTCCCCGAGTTGCACCGCGGCATGCTGGAGGTGCTGGGCATCAAGAACGCCGCCAAACTCGTGCCGCTCAAGCCCGAGGCCGTGCCGACCGACCCGGTGAGCGAGAACATGAACGTGCTGATGGGCAAGCCGGTCAAAGCCTTCTTGCCACAGGATCACGCGTCCCACCTCGCCGTGCACCAAGCCATGCTACAAGACCCGATCGTCATGCAGTCGCTGGGGCAGAACCCGCAGGCCCCGATGCTGATGCAGGCCATGCAGGCGCACATCGCCGAGCACACGGCCTACCAGTACCGCCAGCAGGTCGAGCAGATGATGGGCCAGCCGCTGCCGGACCCCGGCCAGCCGATGCAGCCCGAGCAGGAGCAGCAGCTGGCGCAGGCGATGGCCCAGGCCGCGCAGCAGGTGCAGCAGCAGAACCAGCAGCAGGCCCAGGCCCAGCAGGCTGCGCAGCAGCAGCAAGACCCGATGTACCAGCTGCAGGTGCGCGCGCTCGACCAGCGCGACAAGGAGCTTGGCCTCAAGGATCAGGAACTGCAGATCAAGGCTGCCGACCTCACCGACAAGCAGGACTTGGCCGAGAAGAAATTCATGGCCGACGCCGCCGACAAGGCCGACAAGCTCGACCTCCAGGCTGCCAAGCTGCGGCAGACCGGCGAACTCGGCGAGCAAGGCATCCAAGTCAAGGCGCTGCAGGTCGGCATGATGGGCCGCGCCCAGGATCAGCAGCTGCTGGCCCAGGACCGCGACAACGCCGCGCGCGAGGTGGACGAGATGCAGGCCAAGCACGACAGCAACGACATCGGTGCGAGTGGCGGCCCGGCCAAGAAGCCGGACGAGCCTGCTGCGCCGGGAGCAGCTGAATGAAGGGCGCCCCTCGCAACGGTGCAGAATTACACATCGCGCTGAAGGATGAAATCCAGCAGCGTGTGGATGTGGTCGCCAACGGTGCTCCTCGCTCGTTCGAGGAGTACCGCCATCTCGTAGGCGTTTTGACGGGGCTGCGCCTAGCCGAGCAAATGCTTCAAGCCCTGCTGGATCGAGAGAACAATGACGACATCGACGGTTTTGGCCCCACCTGAAGGGCTGATACTTCCACCCGGGATTCAACGCATCAACGAGCCCGACGCTGACGCCACCGACGCACAGAAGGCCAGTGCGTTGCCGGTGCCTACCGGCTTCCACATCCTGTGCATCGTGCCTGCGGCCAAGGCCGTGCACGACGACTCGGTGATCCTGAAAGCGGCGAAAACGATGGAGGACGAGGAGAGCGGCACGACTGTGCTCTTCGTGCTCGCGCTCGGCCCTGACGCCTACAAGGACGCTTCCCGCTTCTCCAGCGGGCCGTGGTGCAAGGCGGGCGACTTCGTCTTGGTGCGGCGCTACGCCGGCACCAAGTTCAAGATTTTCGGCAAACGCTTTAGGGTCATAAACGATGACCAAGTGGAGTGTGTTGTCGCCGATCCCCGTGGCCTTGAAGGAGCGTAACCATGCCCAATCCCAAGCAAGATGAAGACACCGAGATCGTCGAGATCAACGGCGCCGACGGCGCGCAGCGCGCTAACGGCAAGGCGGCCGCGGCCGAGGACGACTTCGAGATCATCGATGACACGCCCGAGAAGGACCGGGGCCGGCAGCCGCTGAACCGCGAGGTCAAAGACCCCGACGATGACGAACTGGCGACCTACTCGGCCGGCGTTAAGTCGCGGATCAGCGAACTGACCCATGCCCGCCACGACGAGCGCCGCAACCGCGAGACCGCGGAGCGCGAGCGCGACGAAGCGGTGCGTGCGGCCCAGGCCCTGCTGCAGCAGAACCGCCAGCTGGCCCAGCGCACGACCAACGGCGAGACCCACCTCATTGCCGCGTCCAAGGCGGCCGCCGAGGCGGCAGTCGAGGCCGCGCGCGGGAAGCTGCGTGCCGCCAAGGAAGCCTTCGACACCGACGCAGAGATGGCGGCCAACGAGGAACTGCTCGAAGCCAAGATGCGCATGCGCGATGTCGAGCGCTTCAAGCCCACCCCTGTACAAAAGCCCGAGGATGTTGTACAACTCGCGCCTATACAGGCCCAGTCTGATCCGGTTGACCAAAAGACACTGCGCTGGCAGGCAAAAAACCAGTGGTTCGGAACAGACGGCAACGAGGAAATGACGAGCTTTGCTCTCGGGCTTCACCAGAAGCTCGTGAAGGCCGGCGTTGATCCTCGCTCTGACGACTACTTCCAGAAAGTCGATGGTCGGTTGCACGAAGTCTTCCCCGATTTCTTCGGTGAGCAACGTGAGCCGCCCGACGACCGCTCTCAGCAGCGCACCCAGCGCACCAGCCCCGTGGCCTCGTCGTCACGATCGGCGTCTGGTGTGACCAAAGTCCGTCTTACCCAGTCGCAACTCTCGCTGGCGAAAAAGTTCGGACTCACACCACAGCAATACGCGCAAGAAGTTGCAAAACTGGAGCAGAAATAATGGCTGAAAACCGTCACCCCCGCGAGAACGACACGCGCGCAGAAGAAGTTCGTGAGGAGTCGTACGTCCCTCCGAGCACCTTGCCAGTCCCGAACCCGGAAGCGGGTTTCACCTTCCACTGGGTTGCCACGCACGTTTTGGGCGCGGCTGATCCAACCAACGTCGGCATGAAGCTGCGCGATGGTTGGGTGCCGGTGAAGGCAGCGGATCACCCCGAACTGCAGATCGCAAGCGCGAACGGCAACGTGGAGATCGGCGGGCTGATGCTGTGCAAGATGCCGACGAAGCGCTACATCGCGCGCAAGGCGTACTACGAGAATCAGGCTCGCATGCAGATGCAGTCTGTGGATACGTCCCTCATGAAGAACAACGACCCTCGCATGCCACTGTTCGTGCAACGCAAGTCCACGACCACACGCGGCGAGAAATTCGGCAACGGCTCTTAAAGGAGACAGTCAATGTCTGCTACAGCTACCCCCTACGGGCTTCGCCCCGTAAAGCGCATGGACGGCCTGCCCTACGCCGGCGCCATCAGCGAGTTCGAGATCGACCCGGCGGGTCACGCGAACAACATCTTCAACGGCTCCATCGTGGCGCTGGCAACCACGGGCTACCTCGGCCTGATGACGGCCACCGGCGCCGACGCCGCGGCGAATGCGTTCCCGGCCGGCACCATCGGTGTCTTCGTCGGCTGCGAGTTCGTCAACGCGCAGGGCCAGCTGCAGTTCTCGCAGTACTACCCGGCCAACTACGTCGCCCCCGTGGGCACGAAGATCAAGGCCAAGGTCATCACCGACCCGGATGTGTTGTTCCAGGGCCAGATGGACGGCCCGGCGCCGCAAGCCACGCTTGCCGCCAACACGTTCCTGGCCGCGGGTCAGACCTCGGCCTCGGGCAACGTGCGCACGGGCAATTCCACCGCCGCGCTGGAATCCACGGTCGTGACCACGGCCGCAGGCTTCCGTGTCGTGGCACTCCTCTCGCCGCCAACCGACGCTTTTGCGGACGTGCTGGTGAAGTTCAACCCCGGCCAGCACAGCTATCTCAACGCTGTCGGCATCTGAGGAGCAGCCGCCATGACTATCTCTCGTGCACAACTCATGAAGGAACTGCTCCCCGGGCTGAACGCGCTGTTCGGCCTGGAGTACAAGCAGTACGCCGAAGAGCACAAGGAAATCTTCGACACCGAGTCCTCGGAGCGCTCGTTCGAGGAAGAAGTGAAGCTGTCGGGCTTCGGCGCCGCCCCGGTGAAAGCCGAAGGTGACGCGCTGTCGTACGACAACGCGCAGGAAGCGTTCACCGCGCGATACGTCCACGAGACGATCGCGCTGGGCTTCAGCGTCACGGAAGAAGCGGTCGAGGACAACCTCTACGACTCGCTGTCGGCGCGCTACACCAAGGCGCTGGCCCGTGCGATGGCCTACACCAAGCAGGTCAAGGGCGCAGCCGTGCTGAACAACGGCTTCAACGGCAACTACGCCGGTGGCGACGGCGTCTCGCTGTTCGGCTACAACGCCGCTGCAGCGCGCGTCGGGCACCCCCTGGTGGGCGGCGGCGTCAACTTCAACAATCCCGCCGTCGGCGTGGACTTGAACGAGACTTCGCTGGAGTCGGCCATCATTCAGGTGGCTGACTGGAAAGACGAGCGCGGTCTGCTGATCGCGGCCAAGGTGCGCAAGCTGATCCTGCCGCCGTCGCTGCAGTTCACCGCGGTGCGTCTGCTGCAGTCCGAGGGTCGCACCTCGACCGCGGACAACGACATCAACGCGATCCGCAACATGTCGGCGGTCCCGGGCGGGTATGGTGTGAACCACTTCCTGACCGACAGCAACGCATGGTTCCTGAAGACCGACGTGCCCAACGGCCTGAAGCACTTCAACCGTGTCGCGCTGAAGACCGGCATGGACGAGGACTTCGACACCGGCAACAGCCGCTACAAGGCCCGCGAGCGCTACTCGTTTGGATGGTCCGATCCGCTCGGAATCTGGGGAAGTGCAGGCTCGACCTGAGCCCAGAAACGCCTCCAGGCCCCGCAAAACGCCCCTCCGGGGGCGTTTTTCTTGCACATTCGGCTTCGGGGCGTACACTCGGCGCGTTACCGGGAATACACACCATCACGCCACGACTGGCCCGGCAGACGACATGCAGACAGGCGTGCATCACTCGCATGTGAGGAATCTATGAGCCGCACTACCTTTTCAGGTCCGGTGAAGTCGATCGCAGGCTTCGAGGGTCCGCTCCTCACCGGCGGCGGTCCCGTCGGTCCCGGTGTCGTGTTCACCGCCGTCCCCTCCGCATCGCTGCCCCCACCCACCCCGGCCCTGGCCGGTGGCGTGATGA